ACCGTATTCTCTAAATTTTCTGTCACCGGCAATATAAGATCTCTGCCTTCTCCAAATTGCTTCGGCAAGCAATTTTCTTTCTTCTGTTGTGAATTGTTCTGTTCTGGTCATTTAATTAATTCCATTGCTTTATGTAGTTCTCTTGAATGTTCCAGTTCATCATTTAAAATCTCAAGAATTTTGTCATCATGACCATTCAAAGCAAGATACTTTCCATAAGTTTCTGCTGCGTGAATTTCTATTTCGTATGACAGATGGTATGCAGACTTAGGAGCCAACCAGTAATAAGCCACATTGATCCAATAATAGGCAAGTACGAGGTGTCTGGCAAAAAAGCGATCCACCCAATAAGCACTACCACCCCTGCTTTCCATATACTCCAGGTGTTCGGTTTCGTTAAGAGTTTGAGCAAAATGTTCCTCCATTAGATAAATGTGTTCTGGTCCACGTAATCCTAATGATTCTCTTAGATGTAGGACACTTAAAAATGCAAAATAAGGTGCCCGAGCAATCTCCTCAAGCACCCAAAACCTTTGATAATCTCTACCACGATAAAGATAATCAATGATTGAAATTGTGATAGAAAGTGTAAGGGAATTAATTGTCTTCATTATCATCCTCATATAAAGGACAAGGTTCTTCAAAAAGATGTTCCATTCTAAGTTGTTTGATGCGTTCTCTCAGTCCTTTGTAGAACTCTCTCTTTTCTTCTTGATTCATTTACCTTTTAAATAGATCTTCGACTTGTTTACGGACGTTGATCATTTTATTCTTTTCACGTTCAGTATGTTTGTATCCATACTTACCATGAAAAATCGCATGTCCTTGACAGAACATAGTCACAGCAAAAAGTAATGCTAGTATAACTCCGATCCAATCTATAATGTGATTTTGAGCCATGGTAGTAGTGGAGGAACTACTCCAATAAGTCGAAGCAGACCCTCGGCAAAAAGTGCAAGAACAACCCAACCAACACACATTGAAATAATTGAAGCATTACGATTGTGTCGGCGTATTGCAGCATCTATCATCTCCTGACACTCCTCACGAGTGACATAATGAGGAGGTTTAATTTGATCCATCCTGTGAGACATTAGGTAGATTTTCCATAGGATCACTTCCTCCAGAAACTATAGCACAAGCTCTTCTATAATAGAAATTGTCTGTGTTTCCTGACGATTCTAATGCTTCCTTGACTCTCACCCAATTCTCATAGGATGTTTTATCCATTGCTTTTAGTTTGAAATTACACACTAGCTATAATAATTAAAAATTGACTTTTGTCAAGTATGTCAGGAATTCCTAAAAGTGTTTAAGAAAATATAAAGGAAAGTGAGGGATTCGAACCCTCGGAGACTACTAATCTCTTCAGTTTTCAAGACTGATGCAATCGACCGCTCTGCCAACTTTCCAAATTTTATCGGACTTCAAAATCCAATTTACGAATTTTACGTTTTCGTCTTTGTTCTTGCCACTCAATATCTTGTTGTGACAAGACTCCCTTTTTATCTTTGGGTTGATATGAGTTTATCATAACAACCTGACCCAAGTCAACTGCAGAGATTTTATCTCCACGAATAGTTGTCATATTTGGGCAACCACAACAAACCGTCTTAGTTGGATGTCCCTCCAATTCCCTGCCGCAGGAGGAACATCTTATTTTAATATTGTCCATTTTAATGTTATAAACTTCTTCAGTTTTCAGTTATTTATCTAAAATCAGGTCCACCATACCAACCAACTATTGTTGTCCTTTCACCAGACTTCAAAGGTCTAACTCTATGCAGTGTGGTAGAAGGAAATATTACACAGTCACCCATATCTAATTTTAGAGTTTCCATATCTCTATGACCATCCAAAATTAACTGAAGTTCTCCACCCTCATAGTCATCTTTACTACTCAGACACAAAACTAATGAGACTTTTCTGAATCCTATATCAGTTTCGGGTGCAGAAATATCAGAATGCCATTTATATCCAGTACCCTTTCCCTTATAATGTAGAAATTGAACTTCATCATGCCAACCAACTAAATCATAATTAAATAATTCCCTATTGACTTCTCTAACATAGTAGTCTAAAAGACCATTAATCCAATACGCCTCAGGAATATTGCCAGACAAACAATTCCTAATAGAAGAATTATAAACACCACCCTCATCATCACCCATAACTGTGGCATGACCCAGTTCTACATTATCAGCAATAAATTTAAAGATATCTTTAACTATACTTCCAGACAATCCAGTATTAAAAGAAGCAAATTCAGGATAATTCTTCATTACAATTCAAACTAAATGGGCAATATCGGATTCGAACCAATGACCAACTGCGTGTAAAGCAGCTGCGCTACCGCTGCGCTAATCGCCCTTATCCTTACATTCTAACATATACTCTACAGTTTTGGCAACATCTTCCATGGCGTCTCTCAGGAATGGTTGTTGCCCAGAATGTTGTTCTGTTTTGGTAATACCATTTTTCCACTCTTCAACAAGCGTCCAACGCCATTGTTCCATGCTTTTTGAATACCAAAGGTTAATCTTCATGATAACAAAGATTCTGTATTATATATCACTTAAATATGGGACGAACTTGATATCCATATCTACGACGCATTTCCCTCATTTGTTCAGGACTATTTCCATATAATCCCATATTATAATAAACACAATCAATATATCTAAGGTCTTCCCTAGTTGCATCAACGGTAAAGTAATCACAATAGACAAGAATCTCTTGCGGCACTTCTACTTTCTGATAATCAATATCAATATAAAAAGGAGTCATTAGTAATCAAAATTATCTACGATAGATTTGCATTCTTCTAGATTTTTTTTACAGTAATTAGAAACATAACTATGAACATCAATTTCCATAGTCTTATGTGCATGAGTATGCACAAATTGGATCAAAATTAAAAACCCCACCAATACAAGATTAAAGTGTGTGACTGGTGACATTAAAATCTTTTTCATAAAAAAAGGGGTGCCGTCGCACCCCAATTATAACACCTAGGTTTTAGTGAGTCAATCAGAAGTTATACTTCACACCCAATTTACCACCAACGCCAAGATCATCAGCGTCATCAGCGGTGATGAAGCTGACTTCTCCATAGACTCCAATAGCGTCCGAGACAGGAACTCCAACACCTGCCTTACCAGAGAAACGGGTTTCGGTGTCTACGCCATCAGCAGCCACAATCGCAGGGCCGCCCTGGATGTAGTAAGATGCACCAGACTCACCAAGAGCACCTTCGTAGCCTACATGGATGTCTGTAGTTGCTCCGGTGTAGTCGTCGCCCGTCCAACCAGCATTTGCTTCCACGTTGACGTAGGGACCTGCAACGGCAGCGCCAGCAGACATAGAGAGAGCAGCGGCAGCTGCGAATACAGATTTGATCATTGTTGTTACCTCGTAATTTTTACTTGTGGAATGATTACCCACAGATGAAAAGAACCTCGACATGGTTCTGTTGTTACCTTTTGTTACAAATAAGCAAAAGGTGTATTATTTATACCAAGTATAAACTTCGGATATTCGGTTACCCGAAAGCGAAATACGGGATTCGAACCCGTGACACCAACTTGGAAGGATGGGATGTTACCACTACACCAATTTCGCAAAGATGGGAGATTGCTCTCCCGGCACTTCCTTCACACGGACAAGAGTATTATATGAGATTCTTTAAAAATTGTCAAGTTCTAGAACTTTTAAATTTATCGACGAATCTGCGCTACCAAAAATACCAGTAGGAAATAAGTTAAATGCTAAAGAGTATCTACTCTTTCCTGATGTATTTTTGTGAACTTTATGATACAAACAACTTGGAAAAATTATAAGTTTATTTTTTTCTGGTTCGAATATAAATGAATTAGAATTAAATATGTTCGATTCGTTATTAGATTCAAATTCAAATGTACTTGGAAAAGGATTTTTGAATTCTATTTCACCACCTTCACAAGAGTCAAAATAAAATATACCACTAAAAGCACAATTTGTATGACAGTGACTATGAGAATAACCTTTGTCTTCGGTTTTAGTAATCCAAGATGTGGTTATTTGAAAGTCAGTAGTTTCTAACCCCAGAACTTGATCTTTATACTGATAAAAATATTTCATTATAATATTTTTTTCTTCCGGAAAATTTTCTAGTAATTTTCCAGTATCAGTATGATAGAAGTTATGAGATAGATCACTTCCAGATTTTTCAAAATTCATTTCTTTCAGAGAACTTTTTAAATTAAAAAAGTTTTCTTCTACAGTAAAAACTGCTAAAGGAAATGAAAATAGAGGAAGAACATTAAATTCCATGACTTCAACATTAAGAGACAATTATATGATTGTCAAGCCTTCGACAAGATTTGAACTTGCGACCTGAGCTTTACAAAAGCCCTGCTCTACCACTGAGCTACAAAGGCAAGTCTGGGTA